GGTTAATCTTCTATTAACTCAAAGTTGTTGTTGTCAGCTTCAATGATTGCACCATTCACTTCAAAGTCCATATCATATCCCATTGCACTTTCACCATTAATATTAATCACTAAATTGCGTGACATTAATCTCAGCAACGCTGCCTGATGATGCAAATTTAATTTGCCAAACAATTCTACCACTTCATTAGGGTGAGTGATTTCGTAAGAAACAGGAGTTTGTTTCTTGGTTTCTTTTTTGCCAAACATCAGGCTGCCGTAACTAAAGATTGATGTTTTAACTCAATCAATACTTTAAGCTGGTCAATCTTAGACCTACGCTCAACAACACAAATCTCTTGCAATAAATTATAAGTGTCCACATCCACTGCTAGGCTTTTACGCCCTTTGGGATATTTAACTTCTTTATCTTCAACTTCCATAGTTTTGCCCTTATTATTTTTATAACATTTGCGCATATTTTATAAAAATTTGAACACATTTGCAACTGTTAATATAAAACTAAGTACACTATTTACATAATTGTAGTAAAAACAATAACTTATAAAAATGTATAAATATTAATATATTAATGTATTAATAGTTGTACTTATTTACAAAAAGTAGTATTCTATATATGTGGATAGTATCTTAAAAAAGGAAAAAAAATGAAACCAGAAATTAAAGCGTTTGTTAAATTTTTTAAATTAGTCATTCTACCGCAGTTGGTAGCCATTTCATTAATAGCAATAAGCGAGGTAGCGTAATGAATGCTTATTATGTAAGTGAAGGTGGTGTAGAGGGATGCCCTAGAAGATATGTGGCAACACTAAAAGAAGCTAGAATGTTACAAAAGAAATATAGTGTGAAGCACTTTTTAGAATATGGTCATCTTGAAACTGCTGATACTGTTTATGTAACGATTGAAAAAGTAAAACTAGATGTTAGCAAAGCAAGCATATTACGAATGTTAAATTATGAAGGTGGGAATGAAATCTCATCTGAGGAGATAGCGTAATGAAAAAAATTGTGTATGTAATTAGAGCTTTGAATGAAAATCAAATGGTCAAAACTGCTGTTACTTCATCTTCAGAAGCTAAAGCAATTAAAAATAAATGGATGAAAGCGGGTTTTTATATGCCTAGTATTGAAAAAATGGTTGCTCCAAACATGAGAATTTTTCATGAAATAATTGAGTACAACAATCGAGATTACATTGATGATATGTACTTTGAACAAAAAGCCATCAACGATGATATGAATTGGGATGAAGGTGATGGCTGGAATAACACTGTTTATTAAAAAGGAGAAAGTGTAGTGAAGTTAATGACAAAAGAGATACTGGGTAAGCTCAAAAGTAACCCAAGAGATACAGCTGGTAACAAACCATGGTTGAAGTTATTTAACCCAACTGGCAGCGGTACTTGGTTGATATCAGAAATTGAAGATAATGGTGACACGATGTTTGGCTTGTGTGACTTAGGTCATGGCTCACCAGAGTTGGGCTATGTCAGTTTGAATGAGTTAGCTTCACTAAAGTTACCCTTTGGCTTAGGCATTGAACGTGATATATTTTTTGAGCCAGACAAGACTTTAAGTGAATATGCTGATGAAGCTAGATCAAACCAATATATTATAAGTTGAATAAAAGGTGCATAAGGTTATAGGTATTTAATAGATACTCTAAAAACAAAAGTATGCTTGAATGCGACCAAAAAGGAGCCAAGTCGCAGCCTTTACTTAATTGCTGTATACTAAAAAAACTACCTTAGTAGTGTTTTCCCCAGCTAACTTGGATTTTATTTCCTTTTAAATCCACAACCAAGTTAGTCTGGGGTTTTTTTTGTTTGCAAAATTGTGTAAACTATTACTGTGACAAATTATAATTTCAAAAATTATTTGCTAACTATGCAATCGCATTGGTGTATCAACCAGAACACTTATGAGACTGTGCAAGATTCTATGCCTATTATCACAAAATTCAAAGCGCAATCAGGTGTTGAAAAATTAGAACAGACACCTATCAATAAAATTGTAAAAAAAATATATCCTGAAGTTTATAAAGTACCTTTGTTTAGAAGGCAGTTTTGCAAAATGTTAGTAGATGAAATCCAGAACATGGGATTTAAGCCTAATGATAGTGAAGATGAATTAAGGCAAATACCTGAAATTATACTGCATGAAAAGATGCCAGAGTTACATAGAAATATGTGGTACATCGTGCAAACAGTTTTGAATCCAATATTTTTTTCATTGTGGCAAAGACACTGTGCCAACATTGGTTCTATCCAGATAGCCAATTACAACATCAAGGACAAGAAGCAAGGCGCTTATCACCATGATGACTCAGCTGATCTAACTGTGGTTGTGCCATTAAACACAGGCAAGTATGAAGGTGGTGGCACTGAGTTTCATAATTACGGTGTTGTGCCACCCTTACCTACAGGTCATGCATTAATGTTTCCATCTTTTCATATGATGCACAAAGGATTGCCAGTGCAATCAGGCGATAGATATTTATTAGTTTTTTGGTTGTACGACAGGTCCAGAGTAGAATACCTCAAGAAACATGGCTTACCATAATTGATCTAAGTCAATAGTTTGCACACCAGATATATTATAAGGCTTATATATACCATTTTCTTTTGCTGTAAGAATTTTACTTAGTGCTTGTTCATTTTTAGATTGACCATAAGCCAATGCTTCAGGAGTTAGATCATAGACAGCATATGGATATGGATGTAACTTTTCTTGTGCTAAGAATGAAAAGCCATCAGCTGGCAAACCAACAGCTCTACATGCATCAACATATAAAGCTGCTTGCATATGATATCTAAAGCCATTGATAGCACTTCTAAAACCTCTTGGTGAACCATCACGACAGGTTTTTAAATCCCAAGGTCTAACGCCATCATACCAATCTAAACGTGATTTGAATGGGTGACCATTCCACATAAAACAAACTGTCAGTTCAACTTTGTGTTCTGGTTTTGGAATAAATTCACTGACCACTTCTCTGCGATCCATACAATTGTCATACATAGTTTGTGTAATGGCAGTGCGTATTCCTATACTATTTTCAAAATCCTCACACTCTTGTTTACCTAATTTTGTACGTCTATCAAACTTAGGTGAAATTACAAACTCTTTATCAAAGTTATGTAGCTCAAGAAATATTGTGTGTTGTACCCTACCTTCAAGTAACGCTGGTGATTCATTAAAACCTTTTTTGTTTTTCCATGTGAACATACAGCGGTCAGCTTCTTTTAAATCAGAAGCACGATACGCTGGTATCTCATTGTATTCTTCAAAAGGTAAATCTTCTATCACGCCCACTTTAAATTTCATTTATCATCCTCACCTAAAAATTGTCCAGAATAAATTTCTTTGCCCAGTTGTTCACTTGCATCATAATCTTGGCAATGCTCATCAATTAACTTTTGCAAGTACCACTGCGCTTTCTTTAAATCAGTAATTGAATTATTTTTATGTTTATGGCGGTGAATGTATTTCACCACACATGCTTCTAAATGATATTTAAAATTATCACCTAATTGTTGTTTGATGTAATCAATACATTCTACTTTGTCCAGAGTGTAATGCTCAGGATGATTTATTTCATCATTCATTATGTTACCTATGAAAATCGGTCAGAAACAACCTTGGCTTGTAGGAGAAAGTGATGATAAAAGGTTGCTCCTGACCTGTTAAACTAAAATGGAATCTCAACCTCATCAGTAGATTCCTCAACTAAACCATTTAACCCAGCAGATGCTGTAGGTTGTGGTTGTACTGCTGGTGCATTCTTAATGGCAGCCATGTACTCAAAACTTTCATGGATTAATCCTTGTTGCCATTCTGGAATAGTTTCAAACGCTTCAACCATTTTTTGTGACTCAGCATCACTCTTACCATTGAAATGATTACAGTAAAAATCTAAATCAAAAATGATAGGTGGATTAACAGTCTCAGTTATCTTGAAATTATCTGGCTTGAAGATAGCTTTTATTCTGGCTCTACCTTCATCAGTGTGTTCAACATGTAACATCGCTGGCGCACCAACCATCTTACTTACATCAAAACCTTTTAAATCTTCATTACTAAAAGGTCTGCCACGCCATGTTACTAAATCTTTATATAAGGTTGCGTTTTCGTTGAGTGATGCAGTGTACTTCTTACTGATACTGAAGGGTCTACCATCAGCCAGTGGTTGTGAAGGAACTTCCCAAGTTACAAATATTGATTTGCGTTTCTTTGGTGGATTATCTTTCCACGTTTCTTCTCTGGTTCCAGCATCAATTATCTTGTAGCATACACCTACATGCTCACCAGCTTCTAATACTTCAAAGTCAGTATTCTCTGCACTTATTTTCAAAGCCATTTTCTTTCTCCATTATTTTAAGTTTGCTTATTGTTATTAATTTTTATATGATTATACATCTTTTTAGAAATTAAACAATAGTGATGATAAATTATGGCATTAAAGATTTCACGTCCAGAGGTGAAAAGTTTTGATAGACCCTTAACCTCTGACGCACAGCAACAATTTTTAGGTTTCATGACAGAAAATGGTATGGAACCAGACAAAAAGAAAGGTTTGGTGATTGATGGCAGCATAGGTAGAGCTTACGTCAATTTAGGTGGCGAAAGAAAGCTGTCAGGCTGGTATCAATTGTGGCTAGATCAATCTGTACCTTTTGGTAGGATTGGTGACTATAGAGTCTCAATGGACCAGCCTACAGCGATCTGGAAGCCTGAGAACAGGAAACGACAGACTATCACCAAAGCTGAACGTGAAGAAATTACGCGATTACAAGCTGAAGTGGAGATTAAGAAAGCTGAGAAGTATAGCAAGGCAGCCAAACGCTCTCAGTCTCTCTGGGAGTCTTATAAAGATTGTGAGGTTCATCCTTACTTAGAAAATAAAAAAGTCCTAGCCTATAAGCTCAAAATTGACGATAAAGGACGTTTAGTTATCCCATTGATGGATTCCAACTTATCTATTGTAGGTTTGCAATACATAGACGAAAAAGGCAAAAAACTTTTCCTTACTGGTTCCAAAAAAAGCGGGAGCTTTTTTATTCTTGGACAAGAGATTCTAAAGACCTCAGACAAAATTTATTTTTGTGAAGGTTATGCCACAGCAGCGTCTGTTTATAAAGATATGGAGCAACCAGTGTTTGTGGCATTTGATGCTTACAATTTACTGCCAGTGGCTGAGAATGTTTTTAAAGTACCTACACTTAATAACAGAAAGTTTATCTTTATCGCAGATAACGATGATTCTAAGACAGGTGAGAAAGAAGCCAAGAAAGCCTGTAAGCATATTATTAAAAATAAAGGCAGAGCTGAAGTTCTGATGCCAGAAACCCAAGGCGATTACAATGACCATGTTAATGCCATTGAGGGTGAAATATTACCGCCATTGCAAGTCTTGGATATGAATACTGAGGTTGATTTTGTCAAATCAGAGAAAGGCAGAATGCTCAACATCAAAGACAATGTGCAAGCTGTCATGACCATGAATTCCATCAATGTTAATTACAATGTGATTAAGAAAAAGATGGAAATTGAGATACCCAACATGAAGTTTATCGCTGACATGAAAGAAGAAGCCAGCTTGGTAGAGATTGAGGATAGATGCATACTAACTGGAGTGCCACACACCAGAGTTAGAGATTATCTCAAGATACTGGCTAAGGAATACAACCCAGTGGTGGAATGGATTGATAGTAAGCCTTGGGATAAAAAAACCCGCTTACAAGATTTCCTAAATACCATAGAGTCCAGAAACTCTGATGTTCTGAAAGACATGTTGCTCAGGAAATGGTTAATTAGTTGTGTGGCAGCTGCTTATGAGCCAAATGGAGTTGAATTGGAAGGCATACTGGTATTCCAAGGAGCGCAAGGTCTAGGTAAAACCTTATGGTTCAAACGA